GGATCCCGGCGCAAAGTAACGAGGTGACGAATGACAGATACACAATGCCCGTTCTCATGGTGCATGCTCAAAGGCAAGCACACTCATCAAGGGAAGCCGTAGCAGCGGTAGACCGTAAGTAGACAAACACTGTAAACTCGTAGGACGATTTTTTACAGGAGGAAATATGAAAACTGCAACGATAAATTGGACGCCAGAGAGAATCAAAAAACTCCGGCTCGTTACACGCACAACCCAGACGGCGTTCGCCGAGCGAGTCGGAGTCGGACGGAGTGCGATCTCAGCGTGGGAGGCGGACACCAAAAGCCCGTCGCTAACGAACCAAGCGATCCTCGACAAACTGGCATCATGGGAAGGGCTTACCGCCCGGATTCTGGACGAGGATTAGAAATGCAAATCGAGGTGACAGCACGAGTTGACTCCGGAGAAATCCGAGCGAACGCTCAATACCCGGAGGGGACGTTTCTCAAACAAGTTCCAGGCGCCCGCTGGGATGAGACGAATCGAGTCTGGCGAATCCCGGCAACCCCGGCTGCTGCGATGAATCTCCGGCTCGCAGTAAAAGAACGAGGGTTCAAGCTCATGGGCAACCCCGGCATGGCCGAGCTAATCCAGCGAGCTCTCGAGCAGAGTTCAGCCAGTACCGAGGTCAAACGATCGGGAACGCTCGAGCAGCCGGACCTACGGGTCTACGACGCATGGCGTCACCAGCTCGAGGCGTACAGCTTCGCAGCGGATCTCGACGCAGTAATGCTGAACATGGACATGGGAACCGGCAAGACGAAAGTCGTGATCGATACGATCCAGAACTCCGGATCCAAGACGATCGCCGTCCTCTGCCCATCGTCGGTTGTCGGCGTGTGGCAGCGAGAATTAGAGAAGCATGGAGTCCCCGAATATCTCTGGAGCGTTCCTGAGTTAAAGGGCTCGGTCAGGAAGCGAGCCGAGCAAGCGTCGATGGCACTCGCTCTCCGCAACGGCATCACAGTAATCATCGTGAATTACGAAGCTGCCTGGCGAGAGCCGATGGCGAAGCTCCTCAAGGACTCAAACCTCGACCTCGTAGTATTCGACGAGATCCACAAAATCAAAGCTCCAGGCGGGAAAGCCTCCCGGTTCTGTCAGCAACTAGGCAAGACGGCAAAGCGCAGGTTCGGCCTAACCGGAACCCTGATGCCACACTCTCCGATGGACGTTTACGCCGAATTCAGGGCGCTGGCGCCTGACGTTTTCGGAACGTCGTTCGCTCGTTTCCGAGCCCGGTACGCCGTCATGGGAGGGTACGGGAATCACCAGGTCGTCGCCTATCAGAACGAGCAAGAATTGCGGGACAAGATCAGGTTTATGACCTACGAGGTTTCAGCCGACGTCCTCGACCTCCCGGAGGCGACTCACGTTTACCGTGAGTGCGACCTCGGCGCTCCGGCGATGAAAGCATACAAAGAGTTGTCCGCGTTCTTCTACACGCAGGTCGAGTCGGGCGAGGTCACGGCGGGGAACGCTCTCGTCAAACTTCTCAGACTCCGGCAGCTAACCGGCGGGATCCTCAACACTGACGACGGCGAGGTTGAGCGGATCGACACAGCGAAACCTCGATTGCTCGAGGACACGCTCGAGGATATCGGGAACGAGCCGACGGTCGTATTCTGCCAGTTCACCGAGGATATAAAAACAGTGCACGAAGTTGGGAAGAAAATGGGCCGGAAAGTTCTCGAGCTCTCCGGCAGGGTCAAAGAGAACTTTGCATTTCAAGCTGGCGAGGGTGACATTCTCGCCGTTCAGATTCAGGCCGGAGGGGTCGGGATCGACCTCACCCGAGCTCGCTACTGTATTTATTACTCGCTCGGCTTCAACCTGGGCGAGTATCAGCAGTCGTTAGCGAGGGTCCATAGGCCGGGGCAGGAAAGGCCAGTCACATATATTCACTTGCTCGCCAGAGGAACGGTCGACCAGCAAGTACACAACGCACTACAGCGACGAGAGAACGTGATAAAGGCGGTGCTACATGGGAACGAGTAACGAGAACCCGAACGACCAATGCGCCTACACGGTTGGGCTGGAAGCGTTGCGAGAGGCGTTAGAAGTGTGCGTTGACGCTCTCAAGCTCGGCAATAACACCATAGACAACCGTGTAAATGCACTCAGGGTAGCCGGAGCAGCACTCGCAACGAAGCCAGCGGTGGAGCCGGTGTGTGGCAGATGCGGGGAACTTACGAAGAATCACCCGCACTCGTTATGCCCTGAACTATACGAGCCAGCAGCGAGTAGCGAGGAGGTAGACGGAAAGTAGACATATAAAGTATGCTGTTCGCCCCGGTAAATTTCCGGGCCAAGTTTCAAAGCAAAGAGGTGACAATGACAGAACCACGCACGAGCATGAATGACGACCAGCCGGAGAAATCCGAGGGAGTCACGCTCGATATGACGGCCTTACAGAAGTTCGCCAACGACAAGGCAGAACTCACGATCAGGGAAGCGCAACTCAAGCGCGATAAGGCACAGCTCCGGAAGGACGAATCAGTCGTCCTCGAAGCACTCTCCCACAGCGGAGTCCCGAAGATCTCGGTCAACACCGAGGACGGCCCACGGACGCTCTACGTCCGGAGGGAAATGTACGCCAGCGTCAAGCCGGGTGTGGAACCCGAGGCAGCGATGGCGGTTCTCGACGAGCTCGATCTCGCCGACTTTCACAAACAACGCATCACACTCCCGAGCGTCTCAGCCTGGCTCCGGGAAAAGCACGATGCACACGAGGAGATTCCAGAACCTATCAAGGCTGTATTCAACGCAGAACCCGTATTTCGGGTCGGAGTAACAAAGTCATAATGGCACAAAGTTCAAAGAAGCCCGAGACGGCTCTCGCTCTAAACGAACTCACCGACTACCGGATCGCTACCCTCGCAGGGAAGAACGTCCGGGAAATCGTAGAGGCAAACACAGGCGGAGCTATCTCGCTCCAAGACCTGACACAAGTAACGATCCCCGCAGGAGGATCTACGACGTTCGATATCGCTAACCCGCTCGGCGACGACACGGCGGAAAAAGAAATCGAGGGAGTCCTCGTTTTCTGGAACGACAGACGGGCCTACTGGTCGAAAGACCTCGACGATGCCGACGACGACGAGGGCGGGATGGTTCCCGACTGTTCGAGCGCAGATGGCAAGACAGGCGTTGGAAGTCCAGGAGGCGACTGCTCGACCTGTATCTTCGCAGCGTTCGGCTCCGCTCGAGACGGGGGGAACGCACAGGCTTGTAAGTCACAGCGTCTGTTCTTCCTGCTCCGGCCTAACGGAATCATGCCTCTCGTAATCCGAGCAGCGCCGACCTCGATCCAGCCGAGCAAAAAGTACCTGTTCGGCCTCGCTGCCGAGATGGTTCCATATTGGGCGATCACTACAAAGATCACCCTCGAAGCTCAGAAGAACGGGGCGATCAAGTATTCGACTCTGAACTTCGAGGCAGGCTCGATCCTGACAGGCGACGACGCAGCAATGGTCGACGCCTACCGGAACGACCTGCTCCCGGCGCTCGAGGCTTCGATGGTCAACCCTCCGGCGAGAGCGGTTGGTCAGGACGCTTCGGCTCCTGTAAATGAGGGCGACTTAGCGGAAATCTAAGTCGGACTGTCAACCTCATTTAGTGGCGGGTTCCGCAGGTAGCTCCTCGGGACTCGCCACGTACAGAAAGCACGCACCCTAATGCCTCAGACTCGCCAATTCCTAGATCATCTATATCCCAACAATCTCCCAGACAAAACACATCTCCTCGTCTGGACGATCCCGGGCAAAACCTCGCACTGGTTCACCGACATAAACGAGGTCGAGAAATCTCTCGAGTCAATGGGGAAGTCGAACATCTACATCGGCTGCGGACTCTCGCCCAAAAACTACGGCGCAACGAAACGAGTCCTCGCAAAACAAGTCGCAGGGATCCCCGGGTTCTGGGCTGATATCGACTACGGTGATGCAGGCCACAAAGGCAAGACGTACCCGCCCGATCAAGAGACAGCGCTCCGGATCCTCGACGACCTCCCGGCCAGACCTACGATCATCATTCATTCAGGGAACGGCCTACAGGCGTGGTGGCTGTGGGACGAGCCGTGGATCTTCAAGAACAAACTCGATCACGCCAGAGCGACACAAATGTCTAAGGCGTTCGGGGCGCAGCTAGCCGAGGCTGCTGGCAAATACTCCGTTGACTCCGTGAGCGACCTCGCCCGGGTTCTCAGGCTACCGGGGACGCAGAACGTAAAGGATCCCAAGAACCCGAAAGCCGTCAGGCTTCTCGTCGAGGACGGCCCTCGCTGGTCTGACCACGACAAATTCATCGAACAGACCGGAATCGAATTAGCACTCATCCCGGCAGGAAAGCCAGCGTCAGAAAAACCCCGGAAAATCGTTGACGGAATCCCGACCGGCGATCCGTCCGCATCCCGGATGGCGATCCTTTGGTCAGTAGACCCCCAAGCGCTCACCGTGTGGCTCGGCAACGACGCTCCGTGGCTCAAAGACCAGAGCGACTCGAGCAGGGACCTCTCCGTGGCGACCAGGGCAGCGATGGCCGGATGGCCAGACCTCGAGATCGCCCAACTAATCAGGGCCGGACGAGAGACACGCAACGCCGATCTAAAACACCCCGGCTATTACGACCTCACCGTCTCGAAGGCGACGAGCAACGCAAGCCGTCCGATGCACATCAGGGAGGCCGACGAGAGCCTCGGGATCGACCCGGACAATGCCACTCCGGAAACTAGGCTCGAGAAAATATCAGAGCTGATCGGTGTGAAACCTCCGATAACGAAGATCACAAAGACCGACTCCGACCCTGCCGTCTACCGGATCTACTGGCGAGGGAAGCGAATGGAGCTCGGCGACTCGTCCGGGATTCTCGAAGCCAATAAGTTCCGGCGTGTAATGGGCGACCTGACAGGCCTCGTCGTAAAACGCCGGAAGGTCGACGCCTGGGACAACATCGCTCAAATGCTGTTCAACTGCGTTACACATCTCAGGGTCGGATCTGAGGGCGAGGCGACGTCGCAAATGAAAGAATACCTCTCCGAGTATTTCGAGGCGTTCGGTGGCGATATGTCAGTCGAGTGGAAAACCCGAGCGCAGGAGCGACAGCCGTTCATACGGGAGGTTGATGGCTCAGACTGGGTCTACTTCTCTGCGACGGGTCACTCCGGGCTGTCCGCTTATATCTGGGTGAATCACAATGTACGGATCAAGCCAGCGAAGATCGCCGGGCTCCTGACTGAAATCGGATGGACCCCGGAAACGGCTCATGTTCGAGACGGCGACGATACCTTCCGGCGAAACGTCTGGACTAAAGTAGTCCAGCCAAAAACAGAGGCGAAGTCGTGACGGTTACATTCGATTTCTGGGCGCTGCCTCGACCAATGACAAAGCATTGGGGGAACGGCCCTCGTATGTGGGATCGAATAGTTGAAACATTCGGAACCCCAGATGCGTCGTTCGGTTCCACAGACGGAATCCCAGAAGGCCCGGTGCATGTGGACTTGAATACTGGATACAACTGGCTTGATCTTCCGTTCGAGGACGATCAGTTCGAGTTCGGTTATTGGGATCCTCCATACGACCGACTTTATAAACCCGAGGGACTTGAGATATGGCGAACCGTTCGCAAGATAGCCATATTCCACACCCACGTATACCCGACTTCGTGGTTCATCGGAGCCAAGCGAACAGGGATGGTTGGAATCACGATGGGTCCACTGAAAAAAATCAGAGTTTTACAAGTGTTTGAAAAGACACAGATGGCGATGAAACTCTAATGGCTATCTGTAAAGGTACAGACCAAGAAGTCGTGACGAAACTCGGCCTTACACATACGTGTGCGCACATACGCGCACACGGGAATCAGGGGAGACAGGGGAGACATGAGTTCAAAATGTATCCCCTCGCAGTATAAAAACATTAGGGGAGACAAATCGATTAAAGGGATACAAAACCACGAAACTGCTCAGCAACACCGGGAATTTTCAGGAACTCAACGACCACATTTGCTTAACATAAGGCGATGTTTCGGTGTGGATCAGCGGAGGAACATATGATCCAAGAGAGTAATGAATTCCGAGTGATCGGGAGTCCTGGTTGCGGCAAGACAACTTTCCTCTCCAAAGAGGTTACGAAAGCGGCGCAGAAATACGGCTCCGAAGCTGTGATGGTTACGAGCCTGACCCGGACGGCTGCTGCAGAAGTGGCAGGGAGGGACGTTCCTATCAATCCCGACCGGATCGGAACGCTCCATGCTCACGCACTCAGGGCGCTCGGCTACCCGGAACTCGCTGAGACTCGTGAGCATGTGGAAGTCTGGAATAAAGAGAACCCGAGCTATGCGCTAACGGTTCCGGGCGGGGTCTCCAGCAAGGACGACGGCTTCGATTCGGTCGGTGGAAGCATGGCAGGCGACAAGCATTTCGCACAGGTCAACATGGCGAGAGCTCGCAAGAGTCCGCTCGACGAGTTACCGGCGACGGCCAGGCGGTTCAATGCTACGTGGACGGCGTGGAAGGAAGATCTCGGCGTCCTCGACTGGACGGATCTAATCGACTTCGCAGGGCGAGACTCTTATCAGGCTCCGGGGATGCCGAAAGTTATGTTCGTCGACGAGGCTCAAGACCACGACCGGCTCGAGCTCGACCTTGTTCGGAAGTGGGGCTCCGCCATGCGAGGAGTCGAACGGCTGGTAATCGTCGGGGATCCGGACCAGAACCTCTACGAGTGGCGAGGGTCAGATCCCGAGGCGTTCTTTGATGTGGATCTCCCGGAAGAAAATAAACTCGTTCTAACGCAGTCGTATCGGCTTCCTCATGCGGTCTGGGCTAAAGCTATTGACTGGATCGAGCGGATACCTGGTCGAGAGCCGGTCGAGTATTGGCCGACGGACGAGCCGGGCGAAGTCCGGAAGCTGGCGACGTCGCTTCGGGATCCCGCCGGGCTGCTGCGAGACGCACAGAAGTACATCGACGAGGGTAAGTCGGTGATGTTCCTTACGGCCTGCGCTTACATGATCGACCCGCTCAAAAATGAAATGAGGGCTCTCGGGATTCCGTTCCACAATCCGTACCGAGCTCGGACGGATTGGAACCCACTGAATCCGACGGCCAGGGGGACAACGACGCTCGACAAGTTCCGGGCGTACATCGCTCCGATGCTCGAGACGGAACAGTATGTGAATCCGTGGTCGGTCGGCGACGTTCAGGTCTGGACTCAGGCGTTAGCCCGAGTGCTGAAGCGGAATGCGAGGACGAGGCTCGACGAGCTAGACCCGATGCAGGGCTTCACGGTGGAAATGCTGGAGGAATACTTCGATCCGAAGTCTGACCCGGTGATGGCTTATAACATCGAGGCGGGTGATCCGGGGTGGTTTCAGAATCACATGAAAGCCGGAGCGAACGTCGACTACGCTGTGAAAGTCTTGTCGAAGTTCGGCCCTGAGGCGATCAATAAGACTCCGCAGATCCAGATAGGTACGGTCCACTCGGTCAAGGGCGGTGAGGCTGACGTGGTTTATTTGTTCCCGGACGTTTCGAGGCTGGGCTACCAGTCGATCCAGACGCCTCGGGGTAAAGCCTCGACTATCCGGCAGTTCTATGTCGGCATGACGAGGGCTAAAGAAACGCTGATTCTCGCGGGTGCGAGCAGTCAGACAGCAATTCAGTTAGGGAGTTAGAGGTGAACGCAACTGAAATCAATCTCGAAACAGCACGCCCGTTCATCGAACGATGGCACTACTCTGAACGTGTCCCGACAGGACAGAATCAGTTTTTTGGAATACGACTACCATCGACACCAGACACGCTCATTGAAACTAAAGATATGTTCGGTGATGTTTTATACGCCGTTGCTGATTACGGTATCGGGGTGAATCCCTATCAAGCTGAATTCATTGCTCGTGAATCGGGGCGAGAGTTGCGAATAGATCAACTGGTTGAACTAAAACGACTATGCAGGGTTGAGCCACGCAGGGATGATTTACCTCTGACCAAATTCATATCCATGTGCAACAAAGCATTGAAGAAGCAAGGCATCAAATGCGTGGTGGCGTTCAGTGACCCCGAGCAGGGGCATTCCGGTGGTATTTATCGTGCTGCTAGCTTCACCCACATGGGGGCCACGCAAGCAGAAGTTCACCTCGTGGGGCTAGACGGGAAAGTGAGGCATCGACGGTTCGCCTATCGGCATGCAAGGCGCAACGGAATACACGTTTCTGAATCAAGGGATGCCCTCAACATGCAACGAATCAAGACAGCCCCCAAAGACAGATGGGTCAAATGGTTGTAATCTTTAGGTAGACAAACGGTAGACACTTACTATATGATTCGATACGAGGTGACAAAATGACAAATTTCGACGCAGCTCAGGCTCGTCATGACGCTAACCGGGAGCCGAGAGAAGCGCAGCGTTGCGCTCCGGACGAGCATAGCTACATCAGCGACGACGGCTACGTTCGCAACGGCACGGAAATCGAGTGCGGTGATTGCGACTCGGTCGTCGTGGTGAATCTGGTGGAGATCGAATGATTCTCCCCGACGACGTAACGCAAGAAGATATCGACAGCGCTATCTCTTACATCAAAAATGGGGACGAATATCCCTGCAAAGAATCCGAGGAA